TATAAATTATTTAAATAAATAAAATATGGATAAGATAGTTATACTATATACCATGAAAGGTTGTTCTTATTGTCACGATTTAAAAAACATGTTGGATAAAGAAAATATTGAATACTTTGATAGAGATATTGATGATCATAAAGAAGAGTATGATATTTTTACAGAAATAACAAAGAATGAATACGTACCATCTTTCATGACAATAGAGTCTCCAAACTCAAAAAGACCAAAAACTAAATTATTTGCACCTGAAAGAGATTTTGACGAACTTGAAGATGGGATAAAAATAATAAAAGAATTTTTTAATAAATAAAAAAACCACCATTAGGTGGTTTTTCTTTATATTAAAACTACATGTTCTAATCTGTCCTGTACCATGTATGGTTTATTGTTATCTTGATATAAAATGTCGTCAATAAGATTATAGTTAGTTAATTTATTATTGAACTCATTTAGGTTAAAATCAAAAACATCTAAAACCAAAGATTTAATTTCATTAGGACTAACTTTAGATTTAGATAAAATTTCAATTTTAAAATCTTCGTCATAGTCAACCTCAGTTGTGAAATAAAATTTCAAATCTTTTACTCCAAGCAAACTATACATATGATTAAATATGTGGTTAGAGTAATATACCATAGATCTACCACAACTTAAACTATGTCCGTAAGGAAATTCTGAAGTTGTTATAATGTTTGTCACAGGTTCAGAGACATCATAATACACATCTTTACTGACATTTACCCAACCACACTCTAATGGTTCTAAAGTTGCACCATAGGTGATTATATCAATTATATTCATGTGATCAATACCAACACCATCTAAATAAGATTTAAATTTAATAAAGAACTCCCCTTTTATTGATTGTAGATCAAGTATCTCTTTACTGGTACTCTTACCCGCAATAACAACAAAGTTATTACAGTCAGAAACTTGTATTATAGTTTTTTCTGTTTTATCTATTTTTGAAAGAATAAAATCAGAAAATAAATTTACTATAAATCTTTTTGAATTTTTGTTTAATAATCTCATAATCTATTTTTTTATAATAGATATGAGTTTTATTTTAATATATAAATAGTTAAGTGATTTAGTTTAAAAAACGTATTATATATAGTCTTGGAAAAGATCGTTTATCTGTTTTCTAAGGTAGGTCCAATCTGGATAATCCGGTACTCTAAAATCAATTTTATCATATACCTTGTGATTATCCATTAGATGTCCTAACATACTAACATAACCACTCCAGTATGCTAAACTTGATTCATTATATGTACTACCACCCTCAAGTTCAATAAATTCCATAACATCCCTTTTAAAATCCTTGATCTTAATATACGATGCCCATTTTGTTTTATCTCCTGATTTAATCTGAACGTCCTCAATCTTAGAAGAAAAAAATTCCTCAAGACCACCATAAACAAGTTCGTAACATTCATCTTGAAATGCACCATTATAGGCGTTATTATGTATGGAATATAATTCACTTTTTAAATCGGATAGATCACCATCAAGAAGTTCGTTCATTGCCTCAGAATCCTTTAGTAACTCATTAACATCATTTTGGGTTATCATAAAAAACTCGCCTCTATTTTGAGACTTTGCCAAATCATGAAAAAAATCAGAACTATAATCGTCAACAACCAAATCCTGATTACCGATCATTTTTAAAATATAATTTTCTAAATGTCCATAGTTAGATTCATCAAGTTCCTCAATTACATCACTATATACGTCAGATGTTGTGTCCCAATAAGGTTCCCACATATCTTCACCAAAAACATGTTCGGCAACATTTCTAGCAGTACCATTACGACCTCCACCATCAAAAAGAGGGGCCAATTCATCTCGATCCATTAAATATAACCAAAATCCATCATCTCTAATTTCTACATCGGTTATAATATAATCCGTTATATATTTAAATGCGTTATTTGGGTCAACAGAAATCCAATAAGATAAAAAATAATTTCTAAGTTCATCATCAAAATCATCATACTCTCTTCCTTTTAAATAACCATTCTCATTTAAAAACTCAAAAAAATCAGGACCTTCATTATAGTCTTCGTTATCTAATGTTTCAACACTAATTTTTTCAGATAAACCTTTTACTGCAACGTACTTTAAAAAAGTACGAACTCTTTTAAAGTATGGCTTTACATTTTTTTCCCAATACCCACTATTGAATAGTTCAATTAATTCTTTTAAGTTTGAATTGTCCATAATTATAAATACAAAAAAGGTGGAAAAAATTCCACCTTACTTTCTTTTGGCCAAAGGAAATTAATTACTTTTTATTATAATATTTCTCAACTATCTTCTTTACTGATTCTTGAACTGATTGATTTTTAACCTGTTCATTTTGAGGTCTTGCTGCCTGTTGAGGAGCTGAAGCTTGTTGATTTCCTTTATTTTTACAACCACATCCCATAACAAATTGTTTTTTAATGTTTATTTAAACATAAATATCAGTCTATTGTCTTATTTGTAAATGTTTCATATTTATTGTTATATGAAAAAAAAAATAAGACTTACTGAAAATAAACTTGTTAGTATTATCCTTAAATTAATTAAAGAAGATGAAATTGAAAAAGTTTATATTTCGCCTGAAGAATATATACAATATTTAAGACAAGTTGGTTTTATGGCTCATGCAATACCTTATTTACCAAAATTTAGGGGTAAAAAACTTGTTGTTAATGGTACCCTTAATCTTAGTAATATTGATGGTAAACAAAAAATTTATAAAATTGGAAACATTGAGGTTGAAGGAGGTTTGAATGTTTCATACACAAATGTTAAATCATTGGATGATGTTAAGGTTACGGGATCTAAAACTTTTTGGAATACCCCTTACGAAAAAGTTATTGAAAAAAGAAAATTACGGGCCAAATATGATGAGCAAAATGAAAAAAGAGAAGATGGTGATTGGGATATAAAAAATACTGGGTACGAAAGCCCAAGAGCCAATGCGGTTTTTAAGTATGCAGTAAATGAGGGTTTTTTATTATCTCTTGATGATGACGAAAAAATAGAACTTGAGGAACTTAAAACAAGAATAAAAAATAAAGAAGAAGAACAAGAAAATTTAAGTACAGATACTGACGAATATGACTACAATGACAAATTTGATGAGATACAAGAAGAAATAGATAGTATACAAGAAGACATTGATAGTTTAATTGAAGATAAAAATGATGTATATGAACTATATCCGGCAGGTTCCCATTATAATTTGGCCGAGTTTGAGTCATTGTCAACACAAATGAGATTTGCAGTTGGTGAATATAGGGAAGCTGATGATTCATTGGAGGATTATTATGAACAACAAATTGATGAACTTGATAATTATTTTAGTAAAGACACTCTATCAAGTTATATTGATGAAGATAAAATAAAAGAATATTATAGGGATTCTGTAGAAGACTGGGTAAGAGATGATCCTGATAATTATGGAGTTGAAAAAGATTTAAGTAATTCTCAAGAAGAGGAAATTTGGTTACTAGAAATGGAAAAATGGGTTTACGAAAATGAAGGAGTAAGGGCTCCAATCATGTACCCATCAAAAGAAAAAGATGGAACATTTGATTTTTATGATTCTGAACATAATGAATTACAATATAGGAGAGAAGGAAATAATTCGATATTATATAGGGATGGTCAAGTTGTTCCACCAAGACAATTATATGATGATGAGGACACCGAAGAACATGAAACTAATCGTGAAGATAGAATTAGTTATATAGACTCAGAAATAGAAGATATAAAAGAAAATCCTGATGGGGATCCTGATGAAAGTAGTATTGAAGAGGCGGTTGATAGTTACTTAGAAAATGAGATAGGTAATGATCCGGCCGGATGGTTAGATAATATGGGTGGAGATATTGCCGATTTTATTGATACAAGAGAATTATTGGATGATTTAGTTAGAAATGGAGATTATGGTGATTTAAATAGTTATGATGGTAGTTATGATACAGTTGACATCAATGGGACTGATTATGTTGTAATGAGAATAGATTAATATTTACTGACTAACAAATTATGATTATTATTATGTCAAATGAGAAGAAAAAAGAAAATAGAATTTTTGATGGACACCGATTGGATGTTTGAAAAACCAATTGACAGAGAACACAAAGAATATAAGTTATTGTCTTACTTTCAAAAAATGGGAGATAAACTTGATAAGATGGAACTTTATCCTGGATTTATAGAACTTTCATTACATCTCGCAAATGTGCAGACACTTATTAGAGATAAAAAAATTATCTATACAAATAAGAAATTAGACTCAGTAGACGATGAGTTATTAGTTAAGGATCTAAAGTTAAAAGAGATACCTAAACTAAATGATGATGAATCAAAAGAATTTATACAAATATTAAGTTATAGTGCCCCTAGAATGTTAGAGTATTTTAACATAGCAAAATCCGTTTGGACAATAGTTTATGATAATGTGGACATGAAACCAAATAGAAGAGCAAAAGAAACAGTTTCAGACACAGGGTATTTCTACTTCAACGACACATTAGATAATAAAATATATGTTTGGGAATATAACATAAAACCGGCAGCTAAAGGTTCCCCTGAAAGTAAAACAAAAGTAAATTTAATTTATTCTGAAGTTAAAGATTTGACATTTACAAAAATAATTAATAATTTTTCAATATGGAATTCTGAAAATAATAAGTTACCGGTTTTTGAAATGACGAGTAAAGGTATTTTTCCAATACAGGAAACATTGTTACCTATCTTTAAAAGAAAACTGATTTCATATATTAATCAGAAAAAAATATCAGAAAATTTTAAAAAAGAAACGATTTAAATGGAACAAGTTAATCACCCCAACCATTACGGTGGTGAAGAAAATCCATACGAAGCAATCAAAGTTATAGATGCTTGGGATTTGGGTTTTAGTTTAGGAAACACCGTAAAATATATCTCAAGAGCGGGTAAGAAAAATAAAGATAAAGAACTTGAAGATCTTAAAAAGGCACTTTGGTATTTACAACATCACATTAAAACATTGGAAAAAAAATGATAGAAACAGGAAAAATAATAACTGGAGATTGTGTTGAAGTGATGAAAACCTTACCTGAAGGTTGTGTTGATTTAATTGTTACCTCACCACCATACGGTGTTGGTATTGCTTATGATACTCATGATGATGACGTGGAGTTTCAAGAATACTTGGTCTTTGCAAAGAATTGGTTAACTGAAGCCTATAATGTGTTAAAAGATGATGGTAGAATTGCGTTAAACATACCGTATGAAATTAACAGACAAAAGAAAGGAGGAAGAATCTTTTTTGTTTCTGAGATGTATCAAATAATGAAAGAGATAGGGTTTGGGTTCTTTGGTATTGTTGACCTTGAAGAACAATCACCTCATCGTAGTAAAACAACTGCGTGGGGATCTTGGATGTCACCGTCAAGTCCTTATATATATAACCCAAAAGAATGTGTTATTTTGGCGTATAAAAAATTACACATCAAAAAGGTTAAAGGAGAACCACAGTGGAAGGGAACACCAACTGAAATTATTCAGGAGGATGGAACCATAAAAAATAAA